GGAGAGACTACACCTCATAGCGGAAGATCCTGCGGCAGACTTATGGTGGTCTGGTGCTGAAGAGCCGTGGCAGTTCCTTGCGTGGGCTTTGGAGGCATCCAAGTGGATGAAGGGTGAGCTGAAGGAGAGCCATATGCCCATATCGATAGACGCCTCAAGCAATGGGCTACAGATTATGTCTATGCTCCTGAAGTATGAGAAGGGTGCGGAAGACACCAACTGCATAGGTAGAACTGATCACCCTCCTAAGGACATCTATAGTCTCACTCTAGAAAGTGTTAAGATTAAACTTGAGTCTAATTCAGTTGGTTGGGACTGGTTATCTTTAGGTTTAAACAGAAGCTTAGTCAAGTCTATAATTATGACGTTACCCTACGGGTGTACCCAGTATAAAGCTACAGAGTTAATCATACAGTGGTACTGGGGTAAGAACTCCAGCTTGTTCTCCGGTAGACTACGGAAAGCAGCAGACTACCTAGCTTTTATTATTATAGATTCATTCTATAAAGATTACCCTGAGTTCTCTGTACTTATGTCCTATATGGAAGCCTTAGGTAAGTCCTTAGGAGCACCCTTAGTTTGGCTAAGTCCTAGCGGATTCCCTGTCGTACAGGACTACAAAAAAACAAAGACAAGGCAAGTCAAGTCGTTACTCTTTGGGCGCATTCGTTCATTCAACTACAACGCTAAGACGGAAGATGTGGACACGGCTAAGATGGGGAGAGCCTTTGTTCCTAACTTCATCCACAGCTTGGATGCCTCGGTGATGCACATAGCCCTCTCTCGCACTAAGGCTAGCTCTGTTGCCGCTGTTCATGATTCTTTTAGTACCCATGCCTGTGATATGGATGAGCTACTTCAGACCCTCCGTGACACCAACGCTGATATGTTTTCAGCAGACCCCAAAGTTTTTTGGAAGAAATTTTTTAGCCTAAAAGCCCCAGAAAAACAGGTGTTAGAGGACACTGTGGACAGCTTTTCGTCAATGTTCGGTAAATTAAATGTTGACGGGGTTAGAGTATCGGCGTATATGTATCGGTAACGCTTGGCCGTGCTAAGCAACTAAGATAAACGCAAAAACCAAAACTAAAATGAGTAATCATAAGAATGAACAGTTGAACACGCCAGTGGGCGTGGCTGTGTACCCTCGTCTCAACGAGCCCGACTACAAGTTCGATCCCTCCGGTATCTTCAGCGTCACGCTGCGTGTACCCGCTGAGTCTGGTCAGGAACTGAAGAACACATTGGATGCCAAGCTTGACGAGTGGCACACCGATCAGATGAAGACTCGTCGCAAGCCTAACCTCAAACGCGCACCGCTTACGGTGAAGGCAGCTATCGATGAAGATGGTAACGAGACAGGTGAGTGGGACTTCAAGTTCTCGATGAAGCATAACGTCACAACCCAGACAGGTAAGAGCTGGGTGCAACGTCCTAAGCTTTACGATGGACAAGGCAAGGGCTTCGTCGGCCCTGTAGTTGGCGGCGGCAGCAAGCTTGTCGTTAACTTTGTCCCTGCTCCGTACTTCACGGCAGCTATGGGTTGTGGCCTTAAGCTACGCCTCAATGCTGTGCAAGTGGTGGAGCTGAGCGAGTACAAGAAAGCCTCGGCTGAGAGCCTTGGCTTTGACAATCACGCTGGAGGGTACGTCGCTCCAGAAGAAGCTGTTGCAGCTACTGCTGCTCCTATTGTCGCCAGTGAGAACAACGATACCGCTGCCCCTATGGCAGCAGTAGCGGAGGACGAACTGTAAGTGGCACATCGTTTTCGGTCACAGTATGAGGCTTACCTCTCTGCCAAGCTCACTGATCTTGGTCAGGTGTGGTCTTATGAGGTCGAGAAGATTCCCTTTGTGAAGCCAGAAGAAAACAAACTCTACTGTCCTGATTTCAGGATCGAGGGTAAGGGATTCTTCATCGAGGCAAAGGGTCTCTTCTCGGCCAGTGACCGGAAGAAACATAAGCTCGTAAGAGAGCACAACCCTAATATTGATATTCGTTTTGTATTCCAGAACGCTAATCTACCAATAACAAAAGGCTCTAAAACAACTTGCGCGATGTGGGCAGAGAAGAATGATTTCTTGTGGGCTCACAAGGTTCCACCCGCATCGTGGTTTGCTTAGACACAACGCAACAACAACGCTAACAATGAATACCGAACAACAAGACAGTACATTTATACGACATGAACCATGCGAAAAATGCGGGTCGTCCGATGCACGGGCAATCTATGACGACGGACACTCCTACTGCTTCAACTGCCAAGCCCTTGAAAAAGAGGGGGGTAGCGATACTGAAAGCAAACACCAAGCAACTAACGGCAGCTCTAAAGTCGGAAGGTCAGGGTTCCTATGGGGAAGTGTTAAGGAACTTCGTAATCGGAGCGTAACGGAAACTACCTGTCGTAAGTGGGGCTACATGGTAGGCACACACAACGGGTCTGTCTGCCACATCGCCAGCTTCTACGGTGAGGATGGTGCTATCGTAGCTCAGAAGATACGACTACCTAACAAGAACTTCCTAGCCTTGGGAGACTTCTCAAAGGCTGGCCTGTATGGCGCACACCTATGGTCTGGCGGTAAGAAGCTGGTCATAACAGAGGGAGAGATCGACGCACTCAGTGTGAGTCAGGTGCAGGATTACAAATGGCCTGTCGTCTCCCTCCCCAATGGAGCAGCGGGTGCTAAGAAAATAATTGCATCGAACTTGGATTACCTCAATCGATTTGAGGAAATTATATTTATGTTCGACAACGATGATGCTGGCCGTAAGGCAGCGAAGGAGTGTGCTGCTGTGCTGCCAGTTGGCAAGGCCAAGCTAGCTGTGCTTCCACTCAAGGATGCCAACGAGATGTTGGTAGCTGGGCAGGGGGCAGAGATCATCCGTGCAATCTGGAACGCACCTGTGTTCAGGCCCGATGGTATTGTAGATGGCCGAGAGCTATGGGAGACAGTATCCAAAGAGCTCGTGAACGATGGTACTCCCTACCCTTGGGAGGGACTGAACGCATTGTCTCACGGCATACGCAAGGGAGAGATCGTTACCTTGTGTGCTGGGTCTGGCATAGGTAAGTCTCAGATTTGTAAGGAGATTGCCTTCGACCTGATCCAGCGGGACAGTACCGTGGGTTACATTGCCTTGGAGGAGAACGTGCGAAGGACTGCACTCGGCTTGATGGGCTTACATCTTAATAAAAATATACTACTCAGCCCGACTGTTTCTGATGCTACAGAAAAGCGAGCTGCCTTTGAGGCTACTGTAGGCTCTGGTAAGTGCTTCCTGTATGACCACTTTGGTTCTATGGATAGTGACAACCTAGTGAACCGTATGCGGTACATGATTACAGGCTGTGGCTGTGAGTATATATTCTTGGATCACCTTTCCATTGTTGTGTCTGGCCTTGAGTCAGGAGATGAACGTAGGTTCATTGATAATACTATGACAAGACTCCGCTCTCTGGTGGAGGAACTGAAGTTTGGTCTGCTGTTGGTGAGTCACCTCCGCAGACCTGATGGCAGGGGACACGAAGAGGGAGGGCTGACTAGCCTGTCCCAACTACGTGGCTCTGCTGGTATCGCACAGTTGAGTGACATGGTGTTTGGTTTGGAACGCAACCAACAGGATGAAGAAGAACCTGATGTTACCCGTGTCCGAGTACTAAAGAACCGCTGGTCTGGGCAGACAGGCGTGGCTACCTCCTTGGAGTATGGTCATGATACAGGTCGCCTAACAGAGCTGGCTATGATGGAGACAGAAGTATGACTAGAGTTGTATTCGATCTAGAGACTAACAATCTCCTGCCTAAAGTAAACCGCATCCATTGTCTAGCGATAACCGATGTGGACACTGAGGAATCCTTCATCTTCAACGATGAGTACGGGGGTCAATCCCGTTACTCCATCGATGAAGGGTTGGCTATGCTGGACAGGGCTGATGTAATCTTGGGACATAATGTTATTAATTATGACATACCTGTACTACAGAAGCTCCGTGGTTGGACTCCTAAGGCAGAGGTAATGGATACTCTGGTAATGAGTAGGCTTATCCACGCTGACATACGGGACGAGGACTTCTCTAAGCGACAGAAGGGGGACGAGAGTCTCCCTCCCAAGCTGATCGGTAGTCATAGCCTGAAGGCTTGGGGTCACCGCATCGGTCACCTCAAGGGAGCCTTCAAGGAGCAGCACGGGTTCGACACTTGGAGTCCTGAGATGGAGCAGTACTGTATCAAGGACACCCTGATTACCCGCAAGATATTCCTTAACTTTGAGGCTAAGGATTACTCAGCTATCTCTCTGGATTTGGAGCACAAGTTCGCAACGATTATGACTATGCAAGAGATGCACGGTTTTAGTTTTGATGTGAATGCTGCTAACAAATTGTACGGGGAGCTGGCAGGGGAGAAGCTGGTGCTTGATGATCAGTTGCAGGGGGTATTCCCACCCAAGGAGATACAGATGAAGTCTACCTTCTGGAAGGCAGGGAATGAACTGTTTGAAACTAAGACAGCAGCGGTAGCCTCTGGTCACAAAGCTAAGGACGTAGTGAAGGGGCCGAACAAGATCAAGAGAGTACCCTTCAACTCCCTTAGTCGTGACCACATTGCAGAGAGGCTTCGCACTATGGGTTGGGAACCTGTTGACTTCACCGAGAACGGTAAGCCTAAGGTGGATGAGACTATACTATGCGGCCTCCCGTACCCTGAAGCTCAGATGTTGTCTAAGGTTCTACTGTTGCAGAAACGTATGGGTCAGCTTGGGGATGGCAAGGCTGGCTGGCTCAAGCTGGAACGCCACGGCAGGATGCACGGCCATGTCATAGGTAACGGTGCTGTAACAGGTAGGTGTACTCACCGTAGCCCTAACATGGCACAGGTTCCTAGGGATGCAGCTTACCGAGCCTTGTTCACAGCTACTGATGGTATGGTACTGGTGGGCTGTGATGCCGCTGGCCTAGAGCTACGTTGCTTGGCTCACTACATGAATGATGATGTTTATATCTCTAAGCTTTTGGAGAGTGACATCCATGAGGTGAACCAAGAGGCTGCTGGCCTACCCACTAGGGACAACGCCAAGACATTTATCTATGGGTTCTTGTATGGTGCTGGCGATGAGAAGATCGGACAGATCATTGGCAAGGGTGCAGCAGAAGGTAAGTCCATTAAGAAGAAGTTCTTGAAGTCCCTACCAAGCCTGAGAGTTTTGAAGGAAAAAATTTCCAAGGCTTTGAAGACTCGGAATTACCTATGGGGTCTGGACGGAAGGCGGCTTCATGTGAGGAGCGAACACTCCGCACTCAACACCCTGCTACAATCAGCGGGTGCTGTGCTGATGAAGAAGGCTACTGTTATTTTGTTTGATAAGTTGTTGGAGATGGGGCTCAACCCTAGCGAAGACTTCTCATTCGTGGCCCACGTTCACGATGAGTTTCAGATAGAGTGCTGGCCTGAGTTCTCTGAGAAGATAGCTGCGGAAGCGGAGCAATCTATTGTTGAGGCTGGTGAAGCGTTCAACTTTAGGTGTCCTCTTGCTGGCACAGCTAAGGAGGGAAGTAACTGGGCAGAAACACACTAACAATATGGAAAGAGAATCAATAGAGAAATATATCTGTGGCCTGTTCGGTATAACTAAGACTGACCTGACTCGGAAGTGTCGTAAGCAGCAGCTCTGTGAGGCGCGTCACTTACTATGGAAGGTGCTCCGAGAGCACGGCTATGGTGTGTGTCAGCTAGCAGACTTGTACGAACGTAGACACGGGGCTGTTAGCCACGGGGTTAAGCAGATGAACATGGCTATTCAAATCAACCGAAGAATAGAAAACAAATACAACCTAGTAAAAAGTTATATAAAAAATAAAAAGGAATCAAATGGAACTACTTATTGATGGAGATGTGGTCGCGTATAAGATAGCGGCTGTATGTGAAGAGCCCGTCCACTGGGGCGACGACTTCTGGACACTACACGCTGACGCTTACGAAGGTAAAGCTCAGGTTGACATCTGGATAAAGGATGTGATGGATACCCTCGGAGCTGACAAGGCACGGGTGTTCCTTACTGGAAGAGAGAACTTTAGAGCAGAGTTCTTTGAGGACTACAAGGCTAACCGCAAGGACACACGGAAGCCTATGATTCTCTCTTCCTTGAAGGATCACATGAAGGATGAGTGGGCTGCTGAGTTGGTCGAGCCTCTGGAGGCTGATGATCTCATTGGTATCGCAGCGACTGACCCAGAGGTAGGCTACGATAGGGTTATTGTTAGTGTTGATAAGGATTTTAAATCCATTCCTTGCAGGATGTACAACCCAGACAAACCTGAGGAGGGTGTGGTGCATACCAGCGAGCTTGCTGCTAACAAGTTCCACATCTTTCAGACACTGGTTGGAGATAGCACGGACAACTACAAGGGTTGCCCTAGCTACGGCCCCGTGAAAGCAGAGAAGCTCATGGATGGTGAGGACGACATCAGTAACCTATGGACTAAGGTGCTGACCGCCTTTGATAAGGCTGGGTTGTCCACACGCCACGCACTAACTCAAGCAAGGGTAGCCCGCATCCTCCGACACGGTGACTACGACTTCAACACTAAGAAAGTTAAACTCTGGAATCCATGAGCAAAGCAAAAGTAATAGGTCTAGTTGGTCGTGCTGGTAGTGGAAAGGATACTGTCTACGAAGCACTGAAGGCTGCACTCGACGACAAGACTGTCGTGCGTGTCGCCTTCGGTGACGAGGTGAAGAGAGAGGTAGCAGACAGGCATGAGCTGTCGGTAGAAACCATAGATGCTAACAAGGATAAGTTCAGAACCTTACTCCAAGAGTGGGGGCTGGAGTACCGCAGGGTTAACGACCCTGCTTATTGGATTAAGAAAATAAAACCACAGATGGATATGTTCCACGAGCTTGCTGATGTTATTGTTATTACTGATGTACGTTTCATGAACGAGGCTGACTATGTTAAGGACATCTGCAAAGGTAATCTGGTGAAGGTACTAGGTAATGAGGATAAGATGTTGGAGTCCAGCCATCAGTCAGAGACAGAGATGCAGGACATAACCCCTGACTACCTCCTGCCCAACGATAAGAATAACTTGGATCAGCTATGCGAGGGCGTAGCTTTCCTTATAAATGAACTGGAATTAATGGAGGTACACAATGGATGATTACATATCTTTCCCCGTGATTACTGATGAGTTAGTGGAGGCGTTGGACGAGAGGTTCCCCGACAGGATGCCAGAGTGTGGTACTTTTCCTGAAATTTGTCGTTTACAAGGACAGGTTGCAGTAGTAAGACTACTCAAATCGGTTCGGAGAGAGCAGTCCGACAACATTTTAACTGCAACACTAACAGACGAAGGGTAAATCATTATGTGTATCGGAGGAGGAGGAGGAGGAGGATCAACACCACCAGCAGCAACACCAGTAGCACCTGCGCCAGCCCCAGTTACCATCGCTAGGTTGGGCAAGTCTGAGTCAAGGAAACGCAAGCAGCAGCGAAGCGGTGCAAAGCGTAACACTACTCGGTCTAAGTTGACCATCGCTAAGACAGGTATCCAATACTCAGGGTCAGGTCAAACAGGAGTGAATGCCTAATGAGAATCGAATCCATCCGTAGCTTCTATAAGAACTGTTCCGAGGAGCGTACTCAATTCTTAGCCAGAGCTAGGGAATCAGCCGAGCTGACCCTTCCCTATCTCATACCACCGGAGGGACACAATGCGTCGACGACTTTTCCAACCCCGTTTCAAGGGATGGGTGCTAGAGGTGTCAACAATCTTGCTAGTAAGCTGCTTCTGGCTCTGCTTCCTCCTAACTCTCCTTTCTTTCGGCTCGTTGTTGATTATTTTGCTATGGCTAACGAAGGCGTGGACGTTGCTCAAGTCAAGTCTGAGATTGAAGAGAGCTTAGCTAAGGTGGAGCGAGCAGTCCAAGCTGAGTTCGAAACCAGCAACATCAGGGTAGCTGTGTTCGAAGCGTTGAAGCATTTGATTGTGTCAGGTAATACCCTGATGTATGTACCCGACGATGGTAACACACGTATCTATGGGCTCGATAGCTTTGTTGCCAAGCGTGACCCTAGTGGAACCTTGCTTGCACTGGCTACGAAAGAGACCGTCACACCTGATACCTTATCGGATGAGGTGAGAGCTTTGGTTGCAGAGAGTGAGTCTTCTATTCCATCAGGAGATGGCTACGTTAAGCCCAAAGGTTTAGACCTATACACAGGGGTGTACCGAGAGAAGAACCGATGGATTGTTTTCCAAGAGATCAATGGAGTCGAGGTCGCGGGAACTAGAGGTACGTATCCAATGGGTAAGAACCCCTTCATCCCCTTACGGTTCACCCGCATCGATGGTGAGCACTACGGACGGGGCTTCATCGAGGAGTACCTTGGTGACCTCCGTAGTCTTGAGGGTTTAACTCAGGCTATCGTAGAGGGGTCAGCAGCATCAGCTAAGGTGCTGTTCATGGTTAACCCCAACGGAACCACTCGTCTCCGCACACTCTCCAAGAGTGAGAACGGAGCTATCGTACAGGGCAACGCCGAGGATGTTAACGTACTACAGGTACAGAAGTACGCAGACTTTAAGGTAGCCTACGATGTCATCGGTATGATTAAGGAACGGCTAGGCTTCGCCTTCCTCATGAACACCTCGGTTCAACGTCAGGCCGAGCGAGTTACTGCTGAAGAGATTCGGTACATGGCACAGGAATTAGAGGATGTATTGGGTGGAGTATATTCAGTGCTGTCACAGGAGTTCCAGCTACCGCTGGTCAACCGAGTGATGGATAAGATGCAGAGGAAACGTAGGTTACCTAAGCTTCCTAAGAAGCTAGTCAAGCCTACCATCGTGACAGGACTAGAGGCACTGGGTCGTGGTCATGATCTTAATAAATTAGATGTGTTCATACAGGGAGCAGCTCAACTTCTTGGGCCTGAGTTCCCGACGTATGTTAATATGTCTGACTACTTGAAGCGACGGGCTACTTCTATTGGTATCGAGACTGCTGGTTTGATTAAGACTGCAGAGGAGATCGAGGCAGAGAAGCAAGCACAGCAGCAACAGGCTGCTATGATGCAAGCAGCGGGGCCAGCTATTAATGCTGCTGGTAAGGTAACAGACACCGCTGTTAAAGAAGGAATGCAACAACAACAACAACAATAAATAATAATACTACTATGGGAAACACAGAGACAGTAACATTCACCGAAGACAATAGCGGGCCAGATGCCCCTCAAGAAAACACACAGCAGACTGAGGCTACTAGACCTGAAGGTTTGCCTGAAAAATTTGAAAGCGTGGAAGCCCTCGCTGAATCCTACTCAGCCCTTGAACAAAAGATGGGAGCTGGGGAAGAATCGGAAGAGGAGACTACCGCAGTTGAACAAGCTTCCGAAGCTATCGGGGCTAACGCTTTCGAGCAGTACAGCCAAGAGTACATGGAGAACGATGGTCAACTAAGCGAGACTTCTTATGAGACGCTAGCAAAGGAGCATAATTTTTCAAAAGAATTAGTGGACTCCTTTATCCAAGGACAGGAAGCCCTTAGTAATCGTATGCTGGGAGAGGTGCACGATACTGTAGGTGGAGCTGAGAAGTACCAAGAGATAATGGAGTGGGCTACAGCTAACCTATCTGATTCAGAGATTGATTCCTACAACAGTACGGTAGAGTCTGGGGATGCCAGCTCTATTAACCTAGCGTTGCAAGGAGTTCACGCTAAGTATGCTGCAGAGAATGGGTTCTCTCCTTCTCTTATCCAAGGGACAGGTAAGGGCAGAGCCTCTGGCTATGAGTCCCGTCAGCAAATGATTAGTGACATGGCTAAACCTGAGTACAAAACTGACCCTGCATTTCGGGAGACTGTTGAACGTAGGTTAGCTAACACACCTAACACAGTTATTTAACTTCAGTGTCCATTGCGTCTCGTTCACGGGGATGCCTCCTAGGAGGGGCTCGGTTCTCTACCGCCGAGTCCCTCCGCTTTCAAAAAAGGTGTTGACCTTTCTTTCTTTCTGTACTCTATTGCGAACAAGCCAACTGAATGTGGTATGGTGAGTGTTGCTAGCCCCGTCACGGCGGGACAACTAATTACAGTCAGATACAACGAAGTTGTGTGAAACCTATTTAAGTTAACAACCTAGCAAAAGAAAATATTATGGCAGATACTACTCCGTCACGGTTAGGCCAAGTCAACGCCTCAGGCGATGTTAAGGCTATTTTCCTAAAGAAATTCGCTGGAGAGGTTCTCACGACATTCGAACAAACGAATGTAATGAAGCCACTCCATACTATTCGTACCATTAATAATGGTAAGTCGGCTCAGTTCCCCGTCACTGGTACAGCAACCGCTGGTTACCATGTCGTGGGTCAAGACCTAATCAACGCCTCCAACTCTGGTGGTGTTCAAGCGGTCAAACACGCTGAGAAAATCATTAGCATTGATGAACTGCTAGTGGCTTCCACCTTCGTCGCCAACCTTGACGAACTAAAGAACCACTACGATGTTCGTTCGATCTACTCCAGTGAGCTCGGTGCTGCACTAGCAAACAAGTTTGATAGGCAAGTCATCCAGACTGCCTTGTTGAACACAGCTACGTTCAGTGCTACGGGTATCGCTACTCCTGCAGCTACCACCATTACGGGTAACTACGCAGCGAGTTGTGTCTACAGTGCCGCCGGTACTGATTCCACTGACAAGCGATTCCTCGGTGCAACTGGAGCTGGAACCATGGACACTGACGGTCTGTACTTGGCGAAAGCCATCTACGCAGCAGCTCAACTTCTCGATGAGAAGGACATTCCTGCTGCAGATCGCTACTGTCTCGTGAGTCCTCAACGCTACTACAACCTCATCCAAGCTGAGACTGCTTCGGGTAACAACCTCCTAACAATCAATCGTGATTGGGACGGAAACGGTTCTTACTCTAAGGGTACTGTGGCTCAAGTCGCTGGTATCACGGTGGTTAAAACCAACCACCTCCCTACTACTGACGTGGCTGCTGAGACAGGTCAGGCCAATACCTACTCTGCTACGTTCGGTGTAAGCGGAGGAGCTTCTGAGATTATGGGCCTCGTGTTCCATAAGTCAGCCGTTGGTACTGTGAAGTTGCAAGACCTCTCTACTGAGAGTGAGTACCAGATCCAACGTCAAGGCACGTTGATGGTCGCTAAGTATGCCATGGGTCATGGCGGCTTGCGCCCTGAGTGTGGTGTTGTTCTGATGAACAATGACGACAGTTAAGATGTAGCCTATACAAACTGAGGGGAGTCCCTAGTGGACTCCTCTCTTTTTTTGTTGTAATTTATACGGGGATGATAAATAAAGGCACTTGACATGAGTACATTGGGAAAAACTACCAGACTAACCGCAGTTAACCAGATGCTCAGCTTCATTGGGGAAGCTCCGATAAACAGCCTTTCAGATAACACAGGTTCTGGGGATGATTCGCTGGCTGAGTCTATTCTAAACGAAGTAACCCGTGAGGTTCTCTCTAATGGTTGGCACTTCAATACCAACATAGATGTAGAGCATGAGCCCGATGCCAGCAAGGAGATCAACTTAGGTGACACAGTTCTACGGGTGGATACCAAGGTTGGACAGTATGGTCTGATGGATATAGTCCAGCGTGGTAAGAGGCTCTACAACAGAGACGGTAATACCTACGAGTTCGATGATGCCATCAAAACAACAGAAGTAATCGAGCTACCTTGGGATGATCTTCCAGAACCAGCCCGCCGATACATCACTCTCCGAGGGTGTCGGCTGCTACAGGATCGGGCCATAGGTTCTAGAGAGCTGACTGAAGTAGGACTCAGAGAAGAGTCCGTAGCTTTAGCAGCCCTGCGGGAGTTCGACTCCGACAGTGCAGACCATTCAATCTTTGACTCCTCTCTCCCAGCTAAAACAGTTAGCGACTACCGACGATATACCAGTTATTAATCGCTATGCCTCAGATTAGCACCACAATTCAAAACCTTTTGAATGGCGTGTCTCAACAGGCCGACTCTCAGAAGTTTCCTAGTCAAGCTCAGGAGCAGATCAATGGTTTCTCCTCCCCTGCCAAGGGGTTACTCAAGCGGAACCCTACCAAGCACGTTGCTAAGGTGTTCAACAGTGTGCCTACTGATGTGTTCTCTCAAGCTTTGAACAGGGACTCCTCGGAGCGGTACATGGTGACAGTCAGAGCTACCGCTAAGAAAACTGTAACCTCCCTAGACACTGGGACAGAGGTAGTTAACTGCACAGCCCATGGGTTTGTAGACGGGGACGAGGTAAGGTTCTATGGGGATACCCTAGGTAGCCTTAACCAGACTGCTCGTTTCTATGTAATAAACAAAACTACCAACGACTTTCAGGTGTCCCTGACAAGCGGAGGTAGTGCTGTGGATATTACTGATGCTGGCTCAGGTACACAACAGGTCAGCTTAGATCCTCTTTCTATTTATGATCTTATAAACAAAACAGAGAAGGCTGTAACTACTACCAACTCTGCAGACTACTTAGTAACGACCACTCCCTCCACTGTTTTAAAAGCTACCAGCATTGCTGACTACAGCTTTATGTTGAACAACTCGGTTACTGTAGCTATGGACGCGTCTCTTACTACAGATACTAGGAACAAGGGGTATGTGTATGTGAAGCAAGGGGACTACGGCACTGACTATAAGATTACTATAGATGGTACTGCGTATCCTATCTCTACACCTGATGGTTCTGTTACTACCCACAGACCTCAGATCGATACTGAGTACATAGCAGCTCAGCTTGTGACGCAGATAGGTTCCCCCACTGGTTTTACAATTACTAGGGTAGGCTCGACCATAGAGATTAAGAAGGTTGATACCTCTGACTTTGAGCTAACTATTTCAGACTCCTTAGGTGACGGAGCAATGGGAGCCATAAAGAATGATGCAGATGCTTTCACAGATCTTCCTATATATTGCAGAGATGGTCAACGGGTTCAGGTAAAAGGAGACGTAGAGAATAACTTGGATGATTACTACGTTAAGTTTACTGCAGACGCTCCAATTAATGAGCCCTTCGGTAGAGGCAAGTGGTCTGAAGCGGCAGCACCTAACGTAAAGTACAAGCTGGATGCCTCCACCTTCTGCCACACCCTTATCAGGGAATCCTCAGGAGACTTCACGTTCAAGCAAGGTACTTGGGGAGAGCGTCTAGCGGGTGACGAGACGACTGCTTCTGACCCTAGTTTCGTAGGATCTACAATCAAGAACATAGTATTATTTCGTGATCGGCTAGGTTTTCTTTCCGGAGAAAACATCAGTTTATCCGAAACTGGAGAGTACTTTAACTTCTTCCGTACCACAGTCACACAGCTACTTGGAACCGATCCTGTCGATGTAAGAGCAAGTCACAACAAAGTTTCAAACCTGTATAGTGCTGTTCCATTTAGCCGTAATCTTTTGTTATTTTCTGACAAGACTCAGTTCATGCTGACAGGAGGTGATGTGCTCACTCCATCCAGTGTATCCATCTCTCAGGAGACAGAGTTTGAGGTAGCAACAAACGCTGACCCCATCGTCAGCGGGCACAGTTGTTACTTCCCGTTCTCTAGGGGTGACTTCTCAGGTGTCATGGAATACTTCATCTCTCCTGATGTGGAGCAGATGTCTGGAGATGATGCTACTGCACACATCCCTAAGTATATCGCAGGGAACATAACTAAAATAACAGCCAACTCAGTTGAGCCTGTGGTAGCCATAAGTGCCTCCGGTCTCACCAATGGTATTTATGTTTATAGGTATTTGAATCGTGGACGAGAGAAGCTACAGGCTTCGTGGTCTAAGTTTGAGTTTGATGCAGGGTCAACGGTGGAGAACATCGATTTCATAGGCAAGGATCTGTACATAGTAGTGAGTAGAGCCAGTGGTTTGTACATCGAGTCTCTCTCCTTTAAGGAAGCGGAGGCTGATACCAGTGCTGACTATGTAACCCTGCTAGACAGGCGTGTACAGGAGTCTGACTGCACTGTTACCTACGATGCTACTGTTGAGCAGACT